GAGCGGTTGGGCCGTAGTTGATGCTGGAATCATCAGCCAACTTGGCTGCGGTGATCGCATCGTCTGCCAGTGAGACGGTGTCGAGTTTGGTGGTGCTGTTCTGGTCGAGCTTGACCAAGTCAATGCTGGCGCTATCAGCCAGGGTGGCGCCAGCCTCGAACAGGTCCTTGGCGGTAACCTTCTTGGTTTCGCTGGCCGAGATGTCTACGATGGGCAGGACGTCGATGGCTGCGACGTCAGCCTCGGAGAGCTGGGTTAGCTGCGTAATTCTCTGGTCAGCCATGCGCCAGCTCCGGCTACAGCAAAGTCTTCTAGCAGTTTAGTCGGTGACTTCAGTCAAGAGGAAGTCAAGGTTTTGCTGCAGACGCAGGCGATCGGTGTCTTCCTTGAGGATGTAGCCCGAAGGTTCACCGATCAAGAGCTTGATCTCGCCGGTGGTGACAAAGTCGATGGCGCAGTTAATGGTCTGATCGGCGGCTACCTCAATTCCGGTGCGCGTTACCATCGCCTGGAATTCGTAATAGATGTCTTGCGCTGTCGGGTAGACGTCGTCTTCCGTCAGTTGTAAGTAGCAATCAAACTCGCTGCCGATGTCGGTGCGATTGATCAGTTGCAGCATCAGCAGCGGATTTTCTACAAGGCCGCTATTGCTTGTGTTAAAGATGCAGTCGATAGAGCCGGATCCGCTTATCAGACCAGCGGAGTACATCCGTTTGAAGCGGTCGGACATGGTCGTTGTTTCCAGCGACTCGCGGTCAGTGTTAAAACTGAAACTCCTTACGTCACCAAGAACGCGTTCGACAGAGCCATAAATTTGTACTGAGATGGGGATGGCATTGCCCGTAAAAACTTCTAGTGGATACTCAGAACTGCGGTCATTATTAATGGCAGCGCTGAATGTTTCGAATAAGCGGATACCGCCAATGGCGTTAATATTTGCGTACGCGACAACTTCATTAAGCGTTGCGCCGTCGCCATCGGGCCACGTCGAGGACGGTAAAAAGTCCAAGCCGCGTGGATCGCTTGTGGTAATGACCAGTTGGTCGCCGGTCAGCAGGTTTTCAACCGATCCATCAAAACCAAAGCGATTGAGGACGGTGTTGACGTCTGCAGGCAGAACTGAGCTGACAAATGTGCCAGCGGATTTACGGCGCAGTTTGACCTTGCCGTACTGCCCTAGGAAGTACGTCATGCGTCAACAAGTTCGCGGAAGGGTCCGTCGACGGTGAACTGGATGGCCACTGAGGTCAGTTCGCCGGTGGAGACTTGCATCGAGGCGCTGGTGATGTAAGCGTTGAAGGCGATGTCGTCTTTGATGTCTGTGCCGCTGCCTGGTGTCGTGCCGACGCGCAAAATAATACCGACGCGATCAGACGCGGTTACACCCGCTGACGTGGTTTTCATCAGCTTGTTCAGGAACTGATCGAACTGAACGCCGGGCTCGGTGCTGGTGGTGCCTTCGCGGCGGTAGTACAGGACGGTGGCGCTGCCGGTCGAGCTGACAGCTCCAGGGGTATAGCTCTTGACAGCAGTATCGACAGTGGTGGTTTCCAGAAGCTCCAGGCTGGTTTCGAGGGACCAGTCGCGGAGCTTAAGGGCTTGTTCGGTGCTGGACGGTGTCACGGCACCGGAACCAGCAGTGGTGAGATACAACGCACCAGTGCGCCCGGTGAAGAAGGCCATGGTAGGCGTAGCTTGATGGTGTCAGTCTAGCGTTGGATGGTAAATAGGTTGTCGCTAAAGTCTGCGATCAGGGAGTTGTCGCTGGCGTCGCACGGAAAGATCGTGCCGCGAATGGTGACTTCGCCTTCCTCATCCATCTGGACTTCGTTGACGCGGAAGACGCGACGGGATTTGACTTTGGTGCCGAGCACGTAAAGGTAGCCTTCGCGGCTGGCGAGTGATGTAGCGGTGTTATCGCTGACCGTGGCAGTGGTTTGCACCACGCCGCTGCCGCTCTGGTACAGAAGAAAGGCGTAGTTGCCGTTGCGGATAGTGTTGTCTACGGGGGCGTTTAGTTTGCCGCCGGGGCCGATGACGCCAGTCGTGATGCCGTCCCAGGCGTTGTGGCCGATGTCCACATAGATGTATGCGCCAGGGGAGATGGGGCTTGTGGTGGGGAAGGTTTTGAACTCGATGGCCGAACGGACGTAACGGCGCGTGTTGCACATCAACTTGCCAAACAGGATGGCCTGCGTTTCGTTGGTGACGAAGGCTGAAGCGTCGAAGGACTGCAGGATGGCATTGGCTGTGTTGGTATCACGGCGTTGAACGGTGATTGAGCGGTTTACGGCGAAGGTACCGTTGCTGTCGAGGGCGCGGTAGATGACGGTGGCAATGATGTCCTGAACGTTCGAGTCGTAGTCCAGAAACTCTTCTTTGTAGCTGTCCTCAAGGATGTTGCCCTGGTTGAACAGGGCACTGACTTGGACTTGACGCTGGATCGCGCCGGTAGTTGAGTTGTAAGGAACGCTGGGGATCAGGGTTTCGCGGCCGCCGATGCGGGCAAACTCCAGCAGGCTAAACGGTGCATTGGTCGCCCAGAAGCTGCGCCAGTTTTGGCGATCGGCGATGAGTGCATCCATGAATAGATTGTTGGCGCGACAGAAGCGCTTGGTGATCGCTAACTGGCGGATGTCGATGCCGTTGATTTTGGCATAGTTGCCAATGCCATCTTGGGTGTCGAGGATGGTGTCAAGAAAAATATCTGGCGCAAAACTGGTCGGGCCATCTGGATTAACGGGGTAATAGCGATACGCTGCACTGCCCCAAGCGTTATTGTTCTCGTCATTGCCGGATATACGAATGCGGCGGACTGGTTTGCCGCCAGTCACAAAGGCGGAAAACGAGCGCATATCCTGCAGACTCTTGCCGCTGAAGACGTTGAAACCGATGAGCGCCAGGTTGGAATAGAGCCCCGCCGTAAAGTTCTCTATTACCTGTTCGCTGACAGCAGTAATAGCCAACTCTGGACCACGTTCAAAAGAAGTCTGTAGTTGAGTATCGGCATCGAGGCTAAACCAATCCCATTCGTTGGTGCCGGTGGGTGATTCGTTTAGCGGTGGCAAACCTGTTGATTCCAGGATCAAACCTGTGAAATATATGCTGCGCTGCTCGCTTAAAGGTAGTGATGCTGCATCGCCTGAATTCTGCATGTACGCGTAACGGACTTTTCCGTTTGACTGTCTCAAAATTGCATTTTCGGCAATTTCAGCCAGTGGATCTAGCACGGGTTCGAGGCGGAATTGCCAGTTTTGCGGGGTACTACCGCCGTTAAATTTTATATAAATGTAATTATCTTGATCAGCAGCTCTACGGACAGCAAAGATAACAGGAACTAAATTCCAGGCTCCGTTCGCTACTCGATACCGAACCAAAAATAAGGATGTTCTCTGTTGCAGTCCGTTGTCGCTTGCGGCGTAACCTGGGCGCTGTCCACTACCATAAATACGCTGCCTTCCCGATATGCGCCGATATACTTGAGCCTTTAACGCAATATCTATGATATTACATGCTGATACAGTGCTATACGATGCTTCTTCTATGCGTGTAAGCGCTTTTAGGTAGTATAAATTGTCACTGCCATACGTTGCAGTTTTACTTAACTCAATATATGTATCGATAGCCTCTAGTTCTTTTTCTGTAATATTACGATTAAAAGAATAAGTTACTCTATATGAGTTTGCCCCGTTTCTAGCCACAAAGTAGTTAACTGACTCTGTCCAAATTTGACCGGAACGACGCAGGTCTTCAGCTGTATTGACTGTGAATCGTTGTGATTCTGGGATTCTTTGACTTGCTGGTATGCTAAACGCTGCCCCCGCGTTGATGCGCCCTCTGCCATCTAGTTGTAGAAGGGTATTTACAACTTTTCTAGCCGCTAGATACTCGGGGGTGCTTTGAAAGTCTTTGGCAGTGTCGACGACTTCGTCATATGTATAGGGAATAGCAGGAGAACGTCCAGCCTCGATGCATGTCAAATCAATGTTGACTGGACCTTCATCCGTAGTAGTTCCGCTCACGCGGGTTACGCGAAAACGAGCGGAACCAAGTTTGAAAATTCCGGCGTCGTCGAAAACGCTAGCAAAACCCCGCCGTGCATCCATTGCAGAGCGGGTTAAATCGTCCTCGAATGATGTCCCGTCAGGGGAATCTGCTGTAGAGGCAAACGAAATGCGGATGGTTGCACCAGGGGCAATAGGACTAAGACGAGATGCTCCAGTCCAGGCATTTAGGCCGGAAGCTGTGATTCCGATGTCGGTTGAACCTTTATCTCCGGCCTCATTGCGGAGATAGGTTTTGACGTTGATTGGGACGGGGTTGTAACCGCCAAAAACGCTGGAGCTGCTAGGGGAATACGCCTGACTAAAGCCATCTACACGCGTATTGTTAGTAGACGGCTGGATACGGTAAGGGTTATCGTTTGTACTTCCATACTTCGTAGGATCTGAACTTCCAGCTGCGTTAAGTTCATCAGCCCAGCGGAGTCGTCCAGTTGCATTGTCGTTGAAATAAATCCACTTGTTCTGAGCAATCAAGTCTGTGATGACTGTTTGACCGAACGCAGATTTGTTGATGTCGATACTTGCTACTGGACTACCAGTCAGCAGCATCAGCATCTGCAGGAACTGGTTACTGCCATAACTGCGAACAGCGCTCCAGAGCAGGGCGCCAGCGACACGGACGCCGCCGTTGGTGTTGCCGCTACTGGAGCGGTCGGTATACACAAGCGGAACGGTGTCGCCGTACTTGCCGAGTTCTTGGACGCTGTTGAAGCCAAAGCGTGGGGAGAAGCGCTGTTCGCGGGTTTGGCGATCACCGCCTGCCGCCGAAATACTTGGGATTTCAGGGCGTGGTGTTAGTAGTACCGAAACGACCTGAAAAATGATGCCGATGACAGCAAGAATGATGCTGACCGGAGCGTTCTGCGCATCAAAAACTGTGCCTTCTTTTGCGTCGGTATATGCTTGCTGGACAGCAAGGAAATCTAGATACTCTTCTTTGGTGACACCAAGGGCAGCGATAAGGTCGTGCTCGTAGGGCAGCAGCTTGCGGGT